TCCAGCGGTGCAGACTGGACGGTCACTGCGGCGTCTTCCCAGAACATCATGATCACGGCGTCTCCTTCGTAGGTGGTGAGAGAACCATAGCAGAGCCCCCGGTCTCCCAGGGGCCCCGACTACCTAGCTCACATAGAAGTACCGGCCGTAGGACGATCCCCCGTTGTGAATGTTGATGTACTTCCTGCCCCGCTCGCCGGTCATCACGCTGACCGAGACTCCGTACTTCCGGGCGTTCTCAATCCTCGCGCGCATCTGGTGAGCGCCGATGGTGACAGCCCGGTGGTCAGACTTGTTGCGAGACTCAAAGATGTCCGCGTCCTGAACGATGTCCATGATCTCTCCCGTGTTGAAGGCAACCCAGCAGCGAGCGTCCGCCATCGCCATTGCCTCAGTGACGTAGCCCGGGGTGTGGAACATGAGGCGCTTACCGTCGCGCACCTGGCCGTAGTAGCGTCCGCCTGCGATTCGCACCGTGATGTTCATGTCCGCTCCCCTGCTCGCTGTTGTGCTTACGAGTGGAACTCTATGCGCATCGGGCGCCACCGCGCAAGGCACCTACGAAAATTCGTACGCAGAAAGACCCCCAGTGCCGGAACACTAGGGGCCAAACTCGGACATTTAGGGGTCAGCGATTGCGCTTCAGCGAGGCGAAGAACGAACCCTTACGGACACCCTCAGGCATCGTACCCAGCGCCTCGCCGATCAACGCGCGGATCTGCTCGGCCTCACCATGGGCGATCTTCAGAGTCTTTTGGATGCCTCCCGCTGTGACGTAGTCGATTTCAACCGAGGCGTACTTAGGTCCAGCGTTCAGGCGACCCTCAGTGATTCGGCCGATGTTCTCTATGTGACGGATGCTCATTAGGGATCCCTCTCAGTTCGTCTGTGCGATCCATCGGCCGGTAACCTTGTCCGCTTCAACTCGACCATCCGTACCAGCGATCGAGCTATACCCACGGCAGGTAACCGGTATCGGCTGTTCGCCTGCCGACTCAAGCGCGTTCAGGATGGCTGCAAGTGCGTCGTACAGGTGCGTCGTGTTGTCCATGCCCAGACCATAAGGGGGTCACCTACGAAAAAGCAAGCTTCCAACGGGCAGTAGGGCAGACGACCCGGGCAATCCCGCTCGCACGGATCAGGGTCCAGCACGCCGGGCAAGGGGCTCGGGTGGTGTACAGCGTGGCGCCTAGACGCTCCTCGGGCCGCGTGTGTCGGATGGCGTTTCGCTCCGCGTGATCGGCCGTGCAATTGCTGTAGTCGGTGTTCGCTGCGCACTGCTCGTAGGTCAACTGCCCACGTGGGCAAGCACCTTCGGACAGGCAACCAGGTACACCCGCAGGCGGACCGTTGTAGCCAGTCCCCCGAACCTCATGCGAAGCATTGACCAGGATGGCGCCGACAGCGGATCGGGTGCAGTCGGCCCGTGTGGCAACCCATTCGGCACCGGCCAGGAAGTAGGAATCCCAGTCGGGACGGCTCATCACATCTCCAAGTTGAAACCAAGGGGCCACCAACCCCGGTACGCGCCCCACAGAGTTACCCAGTGAGAGACGCGGAACAAGGTTGGTAGCCCCACGAGCAAAGCAAGGTTGAACGCCACGGTGCGAAGCATGCGGCGTCTCAGGCTCATGACACGAGCAGCCTGATTTGATCAGCGGTAGCGGCGCCGATGTGCTCCTCAATGACCGTGTCGGAAGCGTCGTACAGGCGCAGGGTCGGAACCGCCGCAACGCCGTTGGCTCGACTGTCGTACGTCTCGACGTCCACGTACTCGTAGGCCACGCCGGTTTGCTCTGCAACTCGCTCTGCAATAGGGGCAGTTCGCTTGCACGGGGCACACCAGGATGCGCCGATCAGAACCAGGGTCAGACGCTCAGTACGCATAGGGGGTCTCCGGAACATCCTGGAAGCTGTTAGGGGCGATGGAGCGAAGGTGACCGAGCACGAGACCGGCGAACTCCTGGATCTCAGCGTCAGCAGCCACGTGCCAACGCTTGCCGAGGACGTCCCGCCAGGCGCGCAGGTTGCCGGTAACCACCATGTCGACCGGGGCGGCATTCGGCAGGACGCTTCGCGCTGCCTCGCGTGCCTGCTTGCGCTTGAGGCCACGGGCGGTCAGATCCTCGACCAACAACTCATAGCGATTCAGTGCGTAGGTGTAGGCGTTGGCAATGGCCGTTTCAGCGGGTGTGCCCACGGCCGCAGGCGGTATGACGGGCTCAGTCACCGAGTAGCTCACATAGCGCTGTGAGACCACGCTGAACGACAGGTGCCGATGCCGGGACAGCTCAGCGAGTAGGGCGCGACTCACGCCCCGAACCAGGAAGCTCACAGAGCTGTGTTCCAGCACGCTGTAGTGCCCCTGGCGAAGGATGTTGAGCATGTAGCCATCATTGGATGCAGTCGCCGAGTTCGGACGTCGGAACGACTTGTAGCAGAGTCGGCCCGCCGCTTCGCCGAGTGCATCGCTATAGCGCACATCGTCGTCTCCGTTGAATGCGTCATATGCGTAAGCCTCGCGCATCACGTCTTCACGCATCGTGGTGTGTGCCAGGATGTCAACCTTCATCGGGCGTGCGCCCCTCTCTCCGTACTTGGGATGACGAACGGGCCACCTACGAATTTTCGGAGGTGACCCGCTCGCGCTTAGTAAATTTCGTTCGTGAGGAATGACGTCAAGAGCAACGCATCTTCGGGGGTGATGGTGTCCGGCTCGAAGCCTGCGTCTCGCAGTAGCCGAACTGCCAGCCTGTATGCGTCTGCCCTGTCGGCCAGTAGCTCAGTGGGCGAGTATTCGTCAATCGACGCGTCTATCTGGGCCATGGCTACGCAGCCTTGCGGCGCAGGTCGAGCACCAGATCACGGGCGGACAGGTAGCCCAGCGTCACGCTGCTGATCGTCTCCCCCTGGGGGTTGACCGTCTGGAACTCCGTACCGTCCGCCACCTTGCGAGTGGTGACCTTGAAGCCGTTGCGAAGGTGGTAGGTCATGGGGTGCTCCGTTCGTTGTACTTCCCTTGTGATGGGGGTCTGTCGAGTCGGTTACCGGCTACTTCACGGGGCACGCGCCGGACGCGCAGGCTTCGTCATAAGAGGCATCCACGCTCCGCTGCGCCGACTCCTCGTAGGCCGCTTCAGTCATGCGCTCGTAGGGGCTCTGCGGGCGCGTGAGGTCCGGGAACACAGTGGTGCCCTTGAGTGTCGGCAGGAAGCTGCGCAGGGTCTCCATGGCGTCTTCCAGCGAGATGGACCCGGGGGCAATGTTCACGGTGAAGCTCACGGCGTTGTTGGCGTAGTGGGTCTGGTACATCTCCTGGAACGCGAGCATGTCAGCGAAGGGGATTTCGTCGGCCGACTCAACCAGGTCTGCCGAGTAGCCGAGTGCCTCAACCTCCTCAACTAGCTTTTCCTTGGTGGGGAACTCAACCACCACGGTGTTGCCGGAAGCGTCGTACACGTCCTGCTCGACGGTGTAACCCTCAGCGCGGTACTGCTCGACCGTCGCCGCCTGCCGCTCATCCACGATGCTGAAGCGAACGCGTCGGATGAAGTGCCGGGCGTAGATCGGGTGGATTCCCTCGGTAGCTCCGGGCATCTTCGCGATGGTGCCAGTGGGGGCAACCGTGGTCGTCTTCACGGGCACCGGGATGCGGAGTGCATGGGCATACTCGGCGGCAGCCTCGTTGACGGTGGCTCGCATGTCTTCGAGTACCCGGATCAGCTTGTAGTTGTCCGGCGCGCTGCTGTAGCGAACGCCCTGCTTTGCCAAGAACCCCTGCACCCCGAAGTGCCCAACACCGATGCGCCGGTTACGGGCAAGCTTCGCTGCCTGCTTGGGGTCGTTGACGTCGCCGTACGTGGCACGGATCAGGAAGCGCGTCATCAGTCGGTGCGCCTCGTAGATGCCTGCATAGTCAGCGTTCTTACCCTTGGCCGTAGGCGCGAACGCATCCAAGTTGACGTGGCCCAGGTTGCAGTTTTCCCAGGCTTCGAGCGCGATTTCCCCGCACGGGTTGGTGGCAATGACCTCATTGGGCTCGCCGACGTTGGACAGATCCTTGTTCCAGTAGCCAGGCTCACCGTTGTTGAGCATGCCCTCAGTCGCTGCGCGATGCACTGCCACAGCGTGAGGATCCTTGGCAGCGAGTGCGGAGATGAACGCGCTATCGATCACCACGCTGATGTTGGTGGTCCAGTGCTTCCCGCTGTCCGCCTTGCAGGCGATGAACTCGAAAATAGAAGGGTCGTCCCACTCGACCATTGCCATGCGAGCGCTGCGCCGGTTGCCACCCGAGACCACACATTCGGCGATGGCGTGATCCATCTCCATGGCGCCCAGGGGCGATACGTGCTCAGCGCCTACGGCGTCGTTCATCACCGAGGCAATGTCCAGCATCATGCGGGCGAACGGGCGGGGGCCAGAGGCGGTGCCACCGAAGGTACGGAGCGGAGCCCCAGCACCACGGACACGGGAGACGTCATAGACGCGCTCAGCGTGCTTGGCCTCGCGGTAGTAGGTATCGATCAGGTCGACCATTGCGGCGGACCAACCCTCGCGCGAATCCTCGACAGCGAAGGCCCCGCCCCACTCATATGAGTAATGCTCAGACAGAACACCTGCGGCGCTCATGGCAGCGTAGTCCGGGTGCTCAGGATCGCAAACGATGTGGACTTCCAACGGACGGACCGGGGCACCGAACGGCTTAAGGAAGCGAGACGAGTAGTTCGCGCCGACTCCCCCACCCTCCATGAGTCGCATGAAGGTGAAGTCAAAGTGTTCGCTCAGCGACTTCTCCCACCCGGATACGTGGCAGTTGAAAAGGTACTGACGGCCGGGGATGCCAGAGGCCCAAAGGTGTCGTCCCGCAGGCAGGATCTTGAAGTCATACATAAGCTCGATGAGGCGCTCGCGCTCCCCCGGCTCAATGCGCTCAGCGGGTACCAGGGCGGTGTTTCCGTCCACCACGCGAGTCACGGTGTCCAACCACGTTTCCCGCTCACCATTCGGCTTCACACGCTGGTACGTGCGCTCATAGACAGTCTGGCCGGTGGGACCAAAGGCGGGTGCATGGGTGATGCTCAAAGCGATTCCTTAGAACGTGCTCGCCCAGTCGGCGAGGCTCTTGTTTGACTTCGTCAGGTTGCATTCGGCGCAGGCGGGAACCAGGTTGTGCGCCCGGTCCGCTCCGCCCTTGCTCAGCGGGATGACGTGGTCTAGGTGCTCTGCGGGTGCCGGGCAGTAGCAACACGTATTGCCCCAGCGGGCGAAGATCTCAGCTCGCTTGTAGGGGGCCGCCCTGACCCGTCGGCGTGACTGGTACAGGGCGGCGTAGGCGGGTGCGATCACTTACGCCCGGCGTTCTTGCGAGCCTCAGCGGCGGCAGCGTGCCAAGCCTGTGCGTCGTCCTCGGACGTGGCCACCAGCGGGATGTAGTGCTTGACGAACGACACCTTCGCGACAGAGCGGGTCTTCTTGGCGCTGCCCTCCGTGGTGCCCATGGCCTCAGCGAGCCCGGCCACGTCCGACCCGTCGCCATCGCCGAACTCCTGCGCACCGTCGATACCGAAGGTGAAGTGAAGGGCACCACGCTGACCGGGCGACAGCTTGCCGAGGGCAGTGTGAACGTTGCCGATCTTCGCTGCTCGCTCGTCGCGCCGATCGTCGGACACGTCGCGCAGGTCGTTGGCAAGCTCGCCGTCTGCAACGGTGCTCACGTAGCTACGCAGGATGGCGACAGCCCCGAGGACGTATCGGCGAACATCAGCGTCACGCGGAACGGCAATCGCATCTTCGATGGTGTCGACGTCCTCAGCGGTCGCAGGAAGCTTCCGCAGTACCTCACGAGCGGTCGTGTACCGGTGCAGTACCGCGAGAGCCTCCAGAGCCGCACCGTGGCCCACCTTCGGGCGAACATCCGGGGTCTCGTCGGTGACAGCGAGGGTGTGAAGGATGGACGTCTCATCGTCGTCGTCAGACGTCTTGTCGATGGACACCGGACCCTGCCAGGCGAGGCGAGCAGCCAAGGCGCGATCCTTGCTCAGGCGCTTGCCCTTCGGGGGCTTGGTCTGCGAGAGCTTCTCGGCTTCGTGCAAGTCGCCGTCCGCCTCCGCCACCATGGCTTTGAAGGTAGAGAACGCGTCACGGTCAACCCCGCTGTTGCGCTCCGCGCCGACCTTCGCCCGCAGCTCGCCCGCCATGGCGCCGTACAGGTACTCACGGAACGCGTCCACCGAGTCACCAGACCAGCGGGGCATGTACTCAAGCAGGGCAACCATTGCATCCTGCCGGAACTCCTCGGCGTAGTCGGCGTACCGGGCCGGGTTGGTGGCCAGGCTTCCAGCCGACTTGGCGGCAAGGCTGACTATTCGGCTGTCCATCTCGGCGAGGACTGCGGTAACGGCGTCCTGGTCGTAAGCCTGAGCGGCGGTGATCTGGGCAAAGGTGAGCTCGGACATGGTGTGTCTCCTCTGTTCGGTATCGCTCTGTCGAGTCGGTTACCGATGAGGGAGACGGCCGGATTTGTGCGCACAGGGGCAGCACTGATCAGCAGACGCAACCCCCATGGGCGGGGTGTCTGCGATTCGGGTCTCCGGCCGGATGACCCGTGTTCGCTGAGGTGAGTTCTACGTGATTTTTCGTAGGTGGGTCAATGCGCTTGGCATATGCCCGACCTGTTGGACCGCCTACTAGCGGTCATCGTTGTAGGAGATTCGAAGGTGAGACCCGGGGTCATCCCTTGGAATCAGGGAGTTGTGTGGGGGATGTGAAGGGGGTTCGCAGCGTTATCGAAGGTGAAGCTTCGTCAGAAAAAAGATGCGACCAACGAACGACGGGGCCACCCTCCGTGATGGAAGGTGGCCCCGCTAGTCACTCTCGGCTACTTGTCCGCACCGTACAGACTCCCCCAGCTTCGCTGTCCGATCTCGGCCTCTGCTTCGATCGGTACTCCGTACAGGTCGAACGTCATGCACTTCTCAATGGCCTGCGCATACTCCTGCGCTTCGCGCTCGGGCACGCTACAGAGCACTTCGTCATGGATCGGCAGGCGCATCGTGTCGAGCAGCCCGGCTTCTTCCATGTTGATCAGGCTCTGTCCCAGACAGTCACGGGCAGCGCTCTGAACGCCGTAGTTCACGACGGCATAGGTACGGTCACGGTCCAGGGGCAGGCGGCGCCCGGTGACCGACACGTGAACCATGCCTGTCTCGTACGCCTCACGCTGCAACCGCGAGGACATCCGCTTTATTTCCGGGTAGACACGGTCATAGGCAGCCATCGCGCGGCGGACGTCTTCCAGCGGGGCACCGGTCTGGCGAGAAATCGTGGCAGCACCACCCCCGTACACCTTGCCGAAGGCAATGCCCTTAGAGATCTTGCGATGCTTCGCGGTGAAGTTCTCGCCGAACACCATGCGCGCCGTGAACGAGTGGAGATCCTCGCCCGCAGTGATTGCCCGCTTCATGTTCTTGACGTCACCGAGGGCAGCGAGGACGCGAAGTTCCACGGCTGCAAAGTCGGTCGAGACCATGACCTCACCAGGCTCAGCGAGCAGCGCACGGCGGATCGTCCAGTCCCCCGACGGGAGGGTTTGCAGCGCAGGACGAGTGATGCTCATGCGACCCGTGCGCGCCTGCATGCTATTCACGAAACAGTGCACCCGACCGTCAGAGTCGGCTACGTCCAGGAAGGTTTCGGCGTAGGCCGTGTTCCACTTGCCCGCCCGCTTGCTCCGAAGGATGGCATCAGCGAGGGGGTTGGGGGTGCGCACATTGAGACGCTGCCAAGAGTTCTGATCAAGGTCAGCGAGTGCACACAGGACGGCCTTATCAGCCTTGAAGGCGCCGGACGCCGTAAGGTCCGTGAGCGTCTCCCCCATGGCCTGTAGCGCGTCGGTGACCTGTCGGGACGCATTGATGTTCTCGACCCCGTAGCGAAGCGCCTGAGCCTCGTAGCGGAGCGCCTCGGTCGACAGCTCGGAACTCAGTTGCTTGGTGTACTCGACGTCGAGCACCATTCCACGCCGCTGCATGATGGCGCAGATGCGGGCTATCTCGTGCTCGTAGGCAACCAGCCGGGGGCGAACGTCCAGCTTCGCAAGTTCAGCGTCTAGGGCCACGTCGAGCCGAGACGTCAACAGCACATCGAGACCGGCGTACAGGAGGTAGGTGGGGTGGTCCAGCGGGATGCCCGCCCACCCGGTTGCCTTGGTCAGCTTCAGTGAGCGGAACACGGCCGTGAGGTCCCCCTGAGTGTCGGGGCTCGCCGGGTCGATGTAGTAGGCCGCAAGAGGCTTTAGGGCCGTCCCCCGGCCTCCCTCCTGGGGCTGACGCGGATCGATGAGACCGGCCTTTAGGCGCGTGTCGATGGTGCGCGGGGCGAGATCCTCAATCGGCATAGCCGCGTGTCGGTCGAGTACGGCCCAGTCGAACGGTGCGTTGTGGATCTGGAACTTTCGACCCAGGCGAAGTGCCCAGTAGACAGCCTCAGCGAAGATGCCGCCCCACTCGAACGGCAGAACCCACCCGGTGCGACTGTCACCGAACTGGACCGTGCGCAGGCGATACCCGGGCGAGTAGATGTCAAGGCCAGTGGTCTCGGTGTCCAGCGCGATGGGTCCAGCGGCATTGGCACGCTCAAGCCACTCGCGGAACTCCTGTACGTCGGCATAGTTCTCGGGGACCTTGACCTGAACGGGGTCACCGGCGATGGCGTAGGGGTAGATCTTCAAGGTATTGCCTCCTGGTACAACACAGAGGCACCACCTACGATTTTTCGGAGGTGATGCCTCTGGGTATTACGTTGTGTCAGCCTGCGGCAAAGATGCCGGGCCCTGTCTTCACGGTCGTACTGTCGAGTCGGATACCAACGAGCGCCATACCCTTAGCGGTGCGTACGCGCTGGATACCGCGTTCCTCCATCGCGCTGTAGAACGCCCGGCGGGACCACACTTCCTTGGACGGGAGTCCCTCGGCCTCGCACCAGTCGCGGTACGTGTTGTACGCCTCTGCGCCGTCGAGCCGCGCCCCGTCCTCGGCGATCAGTACGCCCGGGTAGAAACCAGCGAGGGTGTCCGACGTCTCTTTGTACTCCGTCGTTGCAGCGCTGATCGTCTCCGGATCCTTGAGCCCCTCGGCGAACCAAAGTGCTGCGCCACGGACCGCCCACGCTGCAATACCCTGCGCCTCGGCAATCAGCTTCTTGTCAAGGTCATAGTCACGCTCGTGCGGGGCAAAGAACCGCTTGAAAGGGATCATCTTGACACGACGCCAGAGACCATCATCCTGGCCGCGAAACTTCGGCTTGTGGTTGGTGGCGAGCATCAGCAGAAAGGTTGGTTTGAACTCGAAGAATTCCTGCCGCAGAAACCGAGCCGAGACCATGTCCTTACCGGTGACGCGCTTCAGAACCGCCTCAGACATCGGACGGCCGGATTCGCCTTCGGATGCCATAACGAAACGGGCAGCACGCAGAGCGGCAATGTCGTTGGGGATGCCCCCACCCTGCTTTTCCTCGAACGTGGCGAACGGCGTGGTCTTGGTGATGGCTCCGAAGACGCTGGAAAGCGTGTCGGTCAGAACCGATTTGCCGTTAGCGCCCTTGCCCCACAGCACCGCAAAGCACTGCTCGTCGGTGTACCCCGTGATGCCGTACCCGATGAGCCGCTGCATCCACGGGACTAGGTCAGCGTTCTCCGGAAAGATCTCCGTGAGGAACCCTTCCCAGCGAGGGCACTTCGCCATGGGGTCAAAGTCGATCCCGAGGCAGTACGTCAACATGTCTTCCTTGGCATGCGGACGCAGGCGACCCGTACGAAGCTCCACGGTGCCATTGCGGAAGCTCAGCAGGTCCGGCCGGTTGTCGAAATCGCCCGGGGCCACGTAGACGCTGGGGACGGAGCGAAGCTCAGTCATGAGGGCATCAATGCGCGTCGTCATCGTGAAACCCTTGGACTCAGCGAGCTTCCCTGCCATGACCAGTGCGGCGCCCATGCGGTGGATCTCCTGGCGGACCTTGACCTCAGAGCGCTCCCAGGTTCGGCCGTTCCACGTGTAGAACCCGAGCCCGGGGGCGAACTTGATACGGCCGTCGGTCCACGCCACCAGTGCGTGAGCATTCATCGCATCGGAATCGCCGTAACGCTCGATCAGCGAAGCGAGGATGCGTCCGGCCTCTGCACCCTGATCACGCGAGACCATGTCAGCGCCGGTTGCCTCGCTGAGTTCCTCGGTCACGGCCTCGCGGCGAGCTTCGTGGGCATCCTTGACGGGTCGGGCAGTCTTCACAGCGCTGTGGAGCTGGGCCGCAAACTCGACCGGCTCAAGCTTCCGCCAGTCCGTGAGGTCAGACTTACGTCCGCTGTCCGGGATGCTCAGCGCGTAGACATCCACACCGAACGGCTTCAGCCCCTCGGCAAGCTTCCGGTTGAACGCCTGTCCCGCCGGGTCGTGTCACCGCAGGCGATTACCTGAGTGCCACGCACACCGTTGGCGATCTCTTCGAGCAGCTCGGGAGAGGCCACCAGCGAGGCGCCCCGGACCATGATTACGTCATAGCCCACCGCAACCGCTGTAAGCCCGTCTCCGGGCCCCTCAGTAATGAGAGTGACTCCGTACCCACCCTGCCCGCGAAAGACGCCGTACGGGGCCCAGCGGAAGCCCTCGGGGTTGGTGAGCGAGACCCACCGGCCCGGACAGTCGCCGGTAAGGTCCCGACCCTGCAAGCCTCGCGGTGTGCCGTTGAAGTCATTGAGCGGAACCGTCAGCCGCGCGTAGCGCTTGTAAGCGGGAGACAGCGAGGACCACATGGGATTCACGGTCGTGTCATCCACACCCACGCCAAGCTCATATGCCGTGTCAACGCTCATGCCGAACCGGTCAGCGAGATAGTCACGGGCACGCGCCGCCCAATCGTCGCTGTAGTCAACCAAGGCATCACGGGCGTCGTCCGCGTACATGGTCAGCGCGGCTATGTGCTTAGGGCCGACAAGCTCAGGCTTGGCACTGGCCACGGTCGGGGCATCCCCCTCGACGTCGAACATGTCCGGCCACGTGAGCTTTGCGGCGGACACCACTTCGGCAGGCTTGCAACCGGCGCGGCAGGTGATGCGAACCTTGCGATCTTCGCCAATCCACAGGCGCAGGGACGGGCGACTGTCACCGTGCGACGGGCACACAGCGAGGAATCCCCCGTCAGGCTGTTCGGAGACATCAGCGAAGTGGGCGAGCAAGTCGTCAATCTTCATTGCGGAACCTTTCGTTGGCTTCGCTGATGTCCCTGTCGAGTCGGTTACCGGTGGCTAGAACGGCGGCTCCTCGGGCTGTCCAAACGTCTGGGACCACTCGGCCAGGGTCTTAGCCCCCTTCGAGAGATTGCACGTGGCACATGCCGGGACGATGTTGGATTCCTTGTCGGCGCCACCCTTGGACAGTGGCTCGACGTGGTCTAGGTGCGTGGCATGGGCTCCGCAGTACGCACACTTGCTGTTCCAGCGGGCGAGGATCTCCGTCCGGCTGTACTCGACGTGCTCAACACCGTAGGTATTCGCTCGCCTACGGTGAGTAACCGTGTGGCGCTTGTCCGGCGGTAGCGACCGGTAGTAGTTCTTGACGTGCTTCGCCTGAGCCTTGCGGCGACACGTATTGCATGCGCTGCTCGGCTTCTTGGCTTTGCCAGCGAGGAACTGATCAGCGGGCTTTCCCCGCCCGCATAGTCGGCACACCTGCATAACGGCACCTCCGAAAATTCGTATGTGGTCAACCCAAAGAAGGGGCCAGGCACGAAGCCTGACCCCTTCTTGTTATCCGCCTAAGCGGACGCTGTGAAATCTGGTTGTACTAGCCGGACATGCTCAGCGCCGATTCGCTGCTTAGTGAGCGTGCGCCTGCGGGTGAATCCGGACTCGGCGCCGGTGGGCTGCACTTCCAGCATTGGAATGAGGCGACCGGCGATCTTCTCTGTAGTGACGTCCAATACAACGGCGTCAGTCATGCGCACCCGGTTGCCCTGTCGAGCCGCGTAGGTGACCAGGTCCCCCGCGTAAAGCTCCTCGCCTGCGTAGTCGGTCACAACCCCCCGCTTACCCATGGGACACCATCCGCTTCACAATCACGATCCATTGCACCGCTACGAGCGCAGCGAGTACCACTAGGAACCAGGTCGGAAAGGCCACTTCACCGGAGGCGCGGGCGACAGCGAGCAGAACCAGCAGCGCGATAAACAGGCGCTCGTATGTCCTTTCCATGGTTACGCCTCGCCCCTGGTCTGGTCAGCGATGGCGAGCAGACGCGAGGACACGTGGGCCACCTTGAGCTGATCACGCCGGTTGAGTGCCGCGTAGGGGATGCCGTACAGGGTCATGGCCATGGTTCCGGCGATCTTGTCCAGGCGCGGGACGATGTGGGTCAGATCCTGCTCAGGTACGAGGGAGACGTTTCCGTCCGCCTTCAAGATGAGGTACCGGGCGGCGCCGGGCGACTTGTGCGGGCCGGACAGGATCTCAGCGGGCATGGTCATACCGCGATAGTTGACCTTCGAGCCAGTCTTGTGATTCGCCATGTTCTCTCTCCTCGGGTCAGACTCAGGGGTGAAGATGAATGCCATTGGGTGCCCTCTCTCCTACTGCCTAAAGCCCCGGGCCAACGCGCAGTGCGTCAGCTCGGGGCAAGTGGCTAAGAATACTCGGGATCGCCTATGGGCTCATCATCGATCTTGAAGCGCCGTCGACGCTCATGCAGTACGGACGGGCGTAGGTCAGCGGGGAATGTCCAGAGTGGGCGCCTGATCGTCTCGTCAGACTCACCCCGCAGGACCGTCGCCCAGTCGATCAGTGCACCCATGGTTTAGCGCTCCTCGCCGATGGCGTCGTTGTAGCTACCCAGCACGGTGATAACCGGCTTCTTGAATTCCCGGTGCTCCCCGGCCTTCGTCTCGTACTCCACGTGCTCGATCTCCAGTCGGCAAAGCGCCTCGCCGTCGACCTGGTCAAGCGCATCCTTGACTTCGTGGATGACCTCAGCGAGGGACCACGCGGTAGCGATCAGCTTTCCGGCGCCCAGCTCATAGCCCTTACCAGCGAGGCGGAACGTGACGTTGATGGACGGGGACGGACCACGCGGGGGACGACGCCGGGCCAGGTCCTTACGCTCAGACATCAGCGTCGGGCAACCGCACGGCTCACCCTTGTCGTCCGGCAGGAGCGAGAACTCACCATCACACTCGTGGGTAGGGCCACCGGCACCCCACTGGATCAGCTTGTCCTCAATGGACTTAGAGCCGTTGATGACGATCTCGACCGAGGGCGACTCGGTGAGGACGTGAAGGTGAAGCTTTGCGGTCGGGTTGTGCTCCTCGGGAGTGCCGCCCATGAGCTCCGCAATGCCCTGTGCAACCGACGGGTCATCGGTCAGGACACGCCAATTGGCAAGCGAGACCGGGTCGTTGCGCCGTGCCTGCTTGTTGAACACCTGCATGCCCGAGCGGAACTGAAACACAGCCTGCTCGTACTCGCGCTTAGGCTCGCGCTTCTTGGGCTTGGCGTCAGGGTCGGTGTCAAAGATGCGGAGGGCCATGGGAGGCTCGATTCTGTGAGGCGCAGGCGCGCAGTCTGTGAAGGTGGAACGGGGAGAGGCGGGGATTTCTCGGCCCTTTGGCCGGTCCAGCCGCTCTCTCCCCCTTCGGTGTTGCTCTGTCGAGTCGGTTACCGGCGCTACGCCCGGCGCTGTGTACCGGTGATCAGCGCGCCATCGGTAGACCAGATGGGATCCCCCAGCACGGTCTTACTGATCTTTCGGTCCCACTCGAACGTCTGACGCAGGTGCAGGAACTGCGCGAACACGTCGGCCTCATCGATCCGCACAGGCTTGAATGCCGCCTGATCCTGCGTGATGTGGAGAACAACAGCGCCGTCAAACTTCGGCATGACCTCACGGTTACCAGCGGGATCAACGATGAAGTCAGCGTGTGCGTAGGCGCTCATCTGGAGCGCGACATCCGGGTACGTAGCCTTGGACGTCTTCCAGTCGGCCATGACCAGGGCCGGTTCGCCGGTGGGGTCAGGCTTGCCGTTCTCGTCGAGCTTCAGACGGAGGATGCCGTCGAACGACCCGGCGTACTCGTGGGTGTCAGACCAGGCCACATCCTCAGCGCGGACTAGCTCGGGCTGGACAGCGGCTAGGAACGCCTCGAAGTGCCGCCGGTAAGGCTCCATGTCGGGGTGGACCCGGCCGACGTACTGACCCCTGATGAGGCGCTCGAACAGGTCGTGTGCGTCGCTGCCCACCTTCGCGCGGGTCTTGGTGTATCGGGTCGCTGCGCCCTTGAGATACTGCACGGCGCCGTCACGGTCGCGCTGGGCCATCTGCTCGATGAAGTCCAGGGAGTCAACGGCGAGTTCGGCCACCATCTTCGCCTGCCAGTAGGCAAGGAACGGCTTAGGCAGCATGCCGACCACGGACGTCACACCCGGATACTTGATTTCCGGGGCGTCCTCGTTGAAGTAGAAGCGCGAACCGCTGCGCTGGATAGTTCGGATAGCCACTGTGGGCCCCTCTCGTTGGTGGGTACGAGGGGGTCTGTCGAGTGGGTTACCGAATGTAGAAGTGTAGAAACGAAGTGTGTTTCTGGAATCCCTTAGAGACTCCTTAGGGATTGTTGATTTTGGGTCTGAAACTACATAACTACATAACAGCAGGTCAGAGGCTTGCCCCTCAGCGCTGTGGGCTCCCCGCTGTGTAGAAGCGCTCAGCGGCCGTCTGCGGGCATGCGAAAGCCCCACCCGACCACTGGGGTCAAGTGGGGCTATGAGTCGCTCAGGCGGTCGGCTAGGCGGTGTCAGCGATACGCCGGACGGTCACCGCTCCCCCCGTGCGGGAAAGGAATCCCAGCGCGAAGGCTGCGTGATTGTCGCAACTGAACATCTCCTCACCCTGCGCGTTGGTCGCCTGCCAACGGACGGTTGCGAATGGGGCACCGGGGTTCACGCAGTCCCCGCGCCGGATGTCGAGCCGCCTACCTGACTGGCACGGTGTACAGGTTTCCTTGGTTTCCACGATCTCTCCTACGGTCTAGCGCCAGATACGTACGCCGTGCATCCACACGAAGAGTGCCGCGTAGGTCGCAGCTCCCCACCACGGTCCACTGTCGACGAGCCAGACCAGAACCGCCGTAGTGCTGAGGAACGAGACCACGTGGTAGATGTCCTGCGACAGCTTCAGCCGCCGTTCCTTCTTTTCACGCGTGATCTTGTCTGCCCAGTGCTCTTGCATGTGCCCTCCCCTATGACAAAGCCCCGGGGTACCTCCCTGCACCCCGGGGCTTATGGCTGACGTGGTCCTACAGCGTGGCAGCAATCATCTTCTTGATCGCCTCATAGAGCTCTTCAAGGTCGGTGCGGATGGCTTCCTTGGTCTCGTCGCTCGCCGCTTCGAAGTCCTCCGGAGTGGCCTTGACGAAGTCGGTACGCACGCGCTTCACGAACGACTGGACACGCTCGTCCGGGGTGAGGTCCGCCCCTGACTCGATCTCGTGGCGCATCGGGTTCGGGTCGCCCAGCTCCTTACGCTGCTGGTAACGCTCGCGGTTCAACTCTCCGTGACCCTTCAACTGCGCACCGTAAAGGTCAGCGATGTACTGCGACACAGAGACATCGTCCGGCTTGGCTTCCAGCGCCTTCGCGTAGCGCTTCTGCTCGTCGGGGTCGTTCTCCAGCTCGCGCAGGTACTTGGCGCGGACGTCCGAGCGGTGGGACTGGACGGATCGCCTGAGCCTGTCGAGAGCCTGCTCGTTGTCGTAGTTGTGCTCAAACCCGTCCCCCGCCTTCGCGTACAGCGCACGGGCCGCTTCCTTGGCAGCGTGGCTGTTACCGAGGATGTCCGGGTTCCCCTCCTTGTTGGGGATGCGGCGCCACATGTCCAGAACGATCGCCGCAACATCCTTGGCGAGATCGCTGGTCTTGACGTGGAGCTTGACACCCTCGGCAACACGCTCGGCACCGTCGCTGATCAGCTCGGTGACACCCTGGTAGACGCTGTAATCCTTGGGGTCGATGGCAGGCTCCTTGGGCTCCGCCTTCGCCACGGCCTTAGACTTCGGCGCTTCCTGCACCTGAGCGGCGGCGCGGAGTTCGGTGCGAAGGTTCTGCTTGAACTTGGTCCACGTCTGCTCGTCCGGAGCCTTACCGCGCTGAGGCAGAGAGCTGATGAGCGCCTCGGTCTCCTTGCTCAGCTCCGCCAGACCCTCGGTGTTCTCGGCCTCGGCCAGGCTCTTCGCCCGCTCGATGTTCGCGTTGACCTGCTCGATGGTGGTCTCGTTGTCAGCCATGACGTCCCCTTCGCTGTGTTGACCTTACGAGTTGAACTCTAGCCATGCCCTGATGCCGTGTCAAACCACCTGCGAAAAATCGTAGGCGCCAACGCGAAAACCCCCCAGACTTCGCCTAGTTGGCGGAGCCCAGGGGGTCAGGGTTAGAGGACAGCGGACAGGCGCTGCTGAAGATCGGGGATGTCTGCCGTGTTGTAAATGGTGTCATCCGCCCGGTAGTTGTCGAGCGCGGTCTCGCTACTGTGTGATGCAGCGTCACCGGTCAGCCGTTCGGGCCGGACGATGCGAACCAGCTTGAAGCCCCGGGCGCGGAGCATGTCAGCTTCGTTGGGGTACCGGACGTCGGTCACGACCACGGGGATGTTGTACGCCTCAGCGTTGTTCAGCTTCCGCCGTATGGCCGTGAGCCAGAACGCATCATCGTAGTGACGCACCGTCTGACCCATGTGTTGAAGGATCCGGCGCACCTCGCTGTAGTGATCTTTCGCGTACTCCCAACCAACGTCACGGATCAGCGCAGAGAGGCGAGCGTGAATCCGCCCGTGTGGCCCAACGGCAGTCGGGATGTACGGGTCTACGCTGAGCGCCATTTCCTTGAGCGGGTCGGCGAAGGCTACGCGGGTGTAGTGGTGCTCCCCCACCAGGTAGGCGGCAGCCGTGTCCTTTCCGCTGCGTGCCTTTCCGATGATCCCGATGTTGTACATGGGTCCCTCCCCAGTTGGTGTACCTGGGGAGGGTCTGTCGTGTCGGTTACCGGCTACGCGCCCAGGAACAGGCGGACCACGTGAACGATCTCATCCGTGGGGAACGCCGGGAAGTAGCGGGAGACGAAGGGCAGCGCGACGAGAACGCCGGTAGCCACCTTTCGCCGGTTGGCCCACAGCCAGGCGCCCGCATCCCGCGCGAGAGCCTTGATGCCCGTAGTGCCTGCGGCGTGATCTGCCATTTATGCTCCCAGTGCTTTCGCGATTGTGATTCCGGCGCTGACTATGGCGCCGACGGTTGCGGTAGGTACCGCGTACTTCCAACGTTCTACGGAGCGGAGACGCGTCTCGTGGTCATCGAGAACCTTGCCTACTTCGGCATTCGACTGAACCAGGGAGCGCACGTCATCCCGTAGACCAACGATTTGGTCATAGATTTCGCGCGCGCTGATGGTAACCCCTAGTGGATCTTGCTCTGACATAACGACCCCCCGTTATGCGACGACAGCGAACCCGTGCTTCGCGCCAAGCTTGGTCAGCGAAGTGAGGCCAGGAATGCCGTCTGCGTCCGAACCGCTGAAACCTAGGCGCTTCTGCCAGGCAGCGAATGCCTTGACAGTGACAGTGCCGAACGCGCCATCGGATGCGTAGGCCGCAGCGAGTAGACCCTCCGCCTTTAGCGCTGCCTCAACGATCTTGGTATCGGCCGGGTACTTCCCCTTTCCCTGAGCCGCCTTCGGGTCAGCCTTAGCGGCGGCGACGACGTTGGACAGGTCAACACGCTTGGCCGGGGCCGTGGGCTTAGGGGCCGAGGGCACACCCGCTAGCTTCTTGGCGCGGGACAGGATCTGCCCTAGCTGGGCGACGATCTTGGTACCGGGGCAGGAAGTGTGACCGCCCCATGCAGCGCCACCCATGGCGTGATAGCCGAGACCGCTACCGCTGGGACTGGACGCGATCTGTAGCGGGACGCCGTGCGTCTTGTGGGCCCACGCGAGAACCTCGGCGCAACGGTCTAGCTGAGCATCCGTGAGGACGTCGCCACCCTTGCCCTCGTTCTCGACGCTGAGCCACGACGTGTTACCGCTCGCCTGCGCCCATGCACGGTCGGCCGTGTCAACCCACTGATACAGCGCACCAGCCTTGCCGGTACCAAAGTGACTGGAAGCCTGCGCAGCGCTGTTGCGGAACCAGGAGTCAGTACCAGCGAGGGTGCCCGCCATGATGTGAATGACCACACCGCGAACGGAAGCCTGTCCACCCTTGGTGAAGTTGGCGGGAATCGGGCGCCAGGTTGCGCCGGACATGCGAGCCATGAGCTACGCCTTTCATGTGAAGGGGCCAGGCGCTGACACTGCGTCAACACCTGGCCCACCTACGATTTTTCGGATGTGCTTACGTCAGGTCGGTGGCCGACGTGTTCAGGTTGGTGCTGCCTTCATCGTTGATACCTACGCCAGTCACGCCAGTACCACCAGCGGAGCCAGCATCGCCACCCTGCCACTGCGAGCCACGGAAGTCGTTCCCGTACCGCTGGACTAGGTCACATGTAGACGTGAGCGACAGGCCGTACTTAGCCTCATTGCCCGAGCCGTTCGGTCGGCACTTGTTGCCGCTGATCGAGATGGACGATGCGCTAGTCGATAGGCGGATGCCGTACCAAACCTTATTGGTGGCACGGCCCGGAGCCTTGATGAAGTTGCCCCGTAGATGCAGGTTGCTTCCGCCCTGAATCAATATGCCATTGTTCGCTGCGTCGCGGACCTGGTTGCCCGTAGCGGTCGAGTGGTCGCAAGACACCATCGTGATTCCGTGGGCGCCCGGGGTCCACACCACATTGCCCGTTAGCGTCGTGTTGTTGAGGCTGTCGGTACTGATTCCCGTCCCGGAGACGTTCGCAATGATGTTTTCACCGATCGTTACGCGGGATGCGTTCACCAGCTGAATACCATGCTGTCCGGCGGTAGTCGTGTCGATGGTGTTGCCTACGATGGACACGTTCAGGACCGTACCCGGGGAAACTTCACCACGCACGATGATCGCAGCGTCATAGCCGAGACCCTCGCGCATGGTGTTGCCGGTGACGGTGTAGTTCCGCATCACCTGAGAGGCGCCCGTAGGCGTGCCATCGGGTAGCAGCGTGTCGTTGGGGTCGGACAGGATGACTGTTCGGATACGGACCGAGCTACCGCAACTGTTGAAGGTGTTGCCGGTGATCGTGACATCTTCCCAGTTGTAGGCGCTGACTGCGTATTGCAGAACGCCTTCAAAGGTGTTGTCACTGATGCGAATGCGCCGGTGCCACTTCGTAATGGTGGCAGAGTGAGAGCCCACACCACGGGGCCAGGCGGTAGTACCAGCGGTACCCGACGCACCGAAGTAGCAGCCGGATACGGCGATGTCCTCCGAGGGGGTGTGATCATACGGACCGAATCCGCCGAACTCCCCCGCACCCTTGGCTAGGTCGATCTGGACAGCCTCGGAGAAGTCCCGGCCCCCGGGGTCGATGTAGCCACGGAACAGGCAGTCAGTGACACGCCCGTGAATGGTGCTGTTCAGCTCCACACCGTGATAACCGGGGAGATCGCGAATCTCAAGGTCACGGATAACGACGTTGCTGGCATGGCCAATTGAGATGCACATAGCCGAGGACGTCATACCCGCTGTGGTGCCGCGCATGTTCCATAGACCGCCCTCAATGGTGATGTTGCCGTTGCCGGTGTACCCACCGAAGGACTGCCCGGCGTCGCCATTGAGTAGCATCGTCCCGCCATGGTTGCGCCGGAACTCCGCACCCTGGGCTAGGGATAGCTTGGTGTTCTGGTAGATACGCAGCGTGGCACCGATTAGGTAGATGCCGGGCGGGACCTGAACTAGCGCCCCGCCCCTGTCTCGTGCGTCGTTGAGCGCTAGCTGAATCGCAGCGTCAGAGTTCACAGCACCGGACGGGTCGGCCCCGTAGTTCGTAACCGTTAGCCCAGTCTGCTGGTTCATGGATTCCAGCCGACCGGCGGTAATGTCCATCCCGGGTAGCCATTGCGCGACCGGTATTGCAACCATGTGTTCCCCTTAGAGTGAAGCGATAGCAGGATCAGCTAGCGCAATTGCAGTGCCCGCTACCTGGGGCTTGACGACGCCGTTGACGGACCGCGTAACCGTGAACTGCTGAGTGCCCAGTTCCATGAAGTTGTCAGCCGAGATGGTGACCGGCAGCGTCTGCGTACTGGTGTTGCCGATCAGCGAGCGGAAGCCGATGGAGCCTGCGGCAGTCAGGTCCGTGTCAGTGACTTCTAGCTGCCATGCGGCGGGCTCCGCAGAACCGCGTAGCCAACTCTTGGCGCGAAGCGTCGAACCGCTGATCTGGAATCGCGTGGTGTAGAACGTGTTCACAGCGAACGTGCCCAGCGCGACGGATCCGCCCACCTGAGTCTCAGAACCATTGCGCTTACGGATCGTCAGGTTCATCGCCTGCGTACCCCCGACCACCTGCACGCGCGCGAAGTACATGTGTGTCGTGTCGGTGTAACGACCAAACAGGAACATGTAGTTGGAGTCAGTCAGCGCTGTCTTATCCATGGCCCAGTCAGTGACTAGGTCCACGTCGGCCGAGGGTGCCGGAACCAGCGTGTGACGAAGGATGTTCTTCGTGCTGTGGATGTGCTGCCCGAGCCCACCACTGACCGCGAAGTCTGTGGGTGATCCGGACACCTGAACCGGCGTCCATGCCTGACCGCTTTCAGCGTTGCCCCAACCGCTCGTGACGGTACGGCCGAAGGTGTCAGACACCGACTTGCCCCCAGCGGGAGAGGTCAGCCGGATACCCCACGCGTAGTAGATCGCGCCTGCGGGCGGGGTGGCACCCTGGCGGACACGCACGGCCATAAACCCGGTAAGGGCGGGGGCAGTTGCGGTGAACGTCAGGTAGGTCCACTGACCGGCGGGGATGACCTGCGCTGTCTGTGACGTGGTCGAGATGGACACGTTGCTCGCGTTGTACCAGTCAAACGAGACGCGGAAGTCGGCAAAGCCTGCGGGCGAGTAGACCCAATAGCCTCCGGTGTACTGCTGTCCGGCCACCGCCGGAACGTGGGTACTCATGGAGAGGCTGTTAGACGTGGACACCCCGTTAGGAGTGACCTTCGCCGACACCATGCCACGCGGGTGGACGAAGTCTGTCGACAGCGCAACGGATCCCGTCGACTGCCCGACCCAACCAGTCAGCCCATCCCGGAAGTCTGGGTTCGTGTTGTACATCTGACCCACCGACTCGACGCGCATACGCTCGCCGGACACGTGCAGATCGAACGGGAACTCCTGCGCCGACTCGACCCACTGAGGCCCGGCCGTGACCGTGGTCATCAGCGTGGTGTCAGTGGTGCCGACCGGCAACGCGAGCTTGGTCCCGTCGGTGTCTACCTTGGCGTAGTAGGCAGGGTTCTCGACCTGCGCCACGTTCCAGGGTCCACCCGGCGAACAGTTGAAAGTGACCTCCCAGCGGTAAGGCTCGATCACTTCGCTGTAGCCGTTCACGATCAGGTCCACATCCTCATGGGAGATGAACCCGGGTAGGTCGGTCAGGCGGATCATGTCGCCCTCGCGCAGGCGGAGAATCTGAGGTATCAGAGCCTCGGCCCCCGGCTTGTGGAGCATGACCGTGATGGACGGATAGCGCGCACCATCGAACGTACCCAGGTGCAATAGCCAGTTGGCCATGGGCTCGGGCTGTGTGTCGTTGGCGAGTGACAGCGTGAGCCCCTCGTCGTACAAGCCGATACCCAGCGGCGGAGCCTGCACCGACAGCGGACCATCGGACAGGAATGCACGCGCCGAGCTTCCGCCATCGCGGGTTACCTCAACGTCGTTCCGCACCGCGCTGTCATCGTCAACCGGCTCCAAGTCCGGGGCTAGCCCTGCTTCGTTGTAGGAGAGGGTGAGCGCCGGATCCTGTGTGTACATCGACGACCGGTCACGGAACACCAGGCCCACGCGATTGAGGGATTCCAGTAGGAACCCGTTATCAGCGGATGCAGCTTCCTCGAACAGATCAATCAGGGTCTTAGGTCGCTGGGGTCCAACGGCTTCAGAGGTCAGTAGGCCGTGGATCCGCTCGACCGGCACCGACTCTTCAATAGCGAGACGCATGATGCGGTTCCATGCGGTCTCACCTAGGTATGCATCGTCGGATCCGTCGTACAGCGTGGACGCCGCCGTAGGTAGCACTGCAAGGTGTCCGATGGCCCAACCCTCAGTGAGGGGCCCCCAGTTGGCATTGATGTTGGACAGTCGCCCGCAAGTGCCAGTCTCGTTACCGCCGAGACCACCAGCATCCCCGCCAACATCCTGCCAGTTGATGCGCCAATCAAAGGTGCCTGAACCGGTGTCCTTAGCCCAGAACCGCAGGCGCACCCACCCGTGGAACACGTCATCACCAATGGCAATGCCCGTGTCAACGATGTCGGTTCCCGCAGCGTTGTAACCGGTGACGTGCGCTGAACCCTTACGCAGGCTGAGGTACCAGTTACGCACACTGCCATTCGGCGAGCTGAAGCCAATGACGTCGGCACGCGGGGCAGGGAAGGGTGGCGGGATCTTGTCGTCTGCGTTGTAGACGAACTCGACTTGCCACTCACCGCTAGGCATGGTGGCCGGGATGGGGGCTGACAGCGAGCCAGATGCGCTGAGCTTAGGCAACGGGTTTGAGGACGGTAGGTCACTCGCCGATGCCCAGTCCACGCCGCTGAGCGACGCTGTGTCGACACCAGGGATAGGCGACCATGCGCGCGTAGCGAACTCGCCATCCTCCATAGGCCAATAGGCGATGGGGTCACCCGACGGAATCCGGCGCCGCAGCGTCGAGTCAAGCGCCTTCGTACCCTGGCCCAGTCGGCGCAGGATGCCGTTCGCCTGAATGGGCACGTAGATGTCAGACTCATCGGGCGTCCACTTAGAGGGCCACGTGGAGACTTCGCCTAGGAACCGGTCCTCGCGGTCGCGCACTTCGGCGTCACCATTGAGGGTCCAGAGTCGACCTGCGCCGTCCGTGAAGGAGGTAGCCCCGGCGGCCTGCGCGGTGAAGTCTGGCGAAGCAACGACCGTACCGCCGATACCGTCGCGAACCTCGTACTTGTAGCCCCGGCCAATCATCGGGTAGCGCTTAGGGTTGAGAGTCAGGTCCGTGCCGCCGATGACCAGCGGAGCGGATCCCGAAAACATGGGAGTCGTACCGTAGCCATTGACAGCGATCGGACCGCCCAGCGGTACCCACGTGCCCGTGATCGAAGTGGATGTATAGAACTGGACCGAGCGACCGCCCGCGCCGTTGTCAGCGTCGAGCGTCACACGCACCGCACCGCGCGCCGGAATCTCTTGCAGCGAGCGGGAGAAAAAGAACCCAGTGCCGATATCGGAAATACCAGTGGTCGTGAAGTTGAACGTGAGCTGACCCTGATTCAGGCGGAACAACCACGAGCGCTGATTGCCCGGGGCGTCCCACTTACCGATGAGCATCTGCGAATCGGGGCCGTACCAGTTGGGCGAGATCTCAGCGCGGATGTCAATGTCACCCGTGATGTCCAGCGCGGCCGTGTCGGGGGTGCTCACGTAGTTGGCCGGGTCGCCATTGAGGCTCAGGTACTTATCGGTTGCAGGCACCGACACGCGGAGCTGAGTGTTACGGCCGATCTGCCCATACAGCGGGCTCATGGCGTTACGCGGGCTGTACTTGCCCGACTTGTTATTGATGGTCAGCGAGAGGCTAGAGGGGTCAGTGGCCTGTCCCTGGTCACGGCGCCCACGCGATAGCTGCATAGCGTCGCGCACGTACACGTCAGAGCTGATGTCCGACCACGCGCCATTGAGCAAAAGCTCAGTACGAATGTCCAGCGGAAAGGCCACTGACCAACCTCCTTAGTTGCCGAATGCAGTCTGGACGTTTCCACGTCCCTGCGTCTTTACGATGCGACGGATTAGCCGCTTCATGTCCTCATCCGAACCAGTGACGTCAACCACCATCTTCTGATCCATACGCGTCGCCGAGCGGAATACACCACTAGGGTTGACGTTCAGAGCCATGCCGGGCAGATCGCTGGTAAGCCCCTGTAGCTGCGAGCGCAGACCAGGGGTTGCCCTGTCGATACCCTTCATGAATCCGTCAATGACCATCTGACCGTTAGGCGTAAGGATCTTCTTATCCAGAGACTCCGGACCCTTCCAACTGGTCAGCTTGGACGTGATGTCTCCAAGGGTGTTCTTGACGTTTCCGATCATCGACGTGATGCCTCGGATGAAACCGCGTAGCAGTTCCTTACCGGCGTTCAGCAGCGTGGAGCCGATACCCGAAAGGGCGCTCTTGGCCATCTGCGGAATCTGCTTGACCTTTGCCACCAGGTCGCGGATTTTCGCCTGCATGGCTAGGAGCATCTTCTGACCGGCTTCACCCATCTTTTGCCACAGCATTCCGGCCAGGGGCCCGATTGCCTGAATGATCTTCCCGGGGAATTCGGTGAACATGCTCACCAGGAAGTTCAGCGCACCGCTTAGTGCCTGCTTGGCGTACTCGAATGCCTGCGAGAAATCGCCACGCAGTAGCGCAGCAACCATCTTCATTGCGGGAACGATGACCGTAGTCAGGAACATCGCAAGCTGATTCGCAAGGATTCCAGCGAGCTGACCGACGAGAGCAATGATCGGCGTGAGGATCGGCACGAGTGCCTTTACGATCTCGCCGAATGCACCGAACACCGGAATCAGCGCGGCCAGGATCGGCATAAGCGCCGGTAGTAGCGCCACCACAAGTTGCATGATGGGCGGAACCAGCGGCATGACCGCCTGTACCAGGGCTAGGAACGCGGTCACCAGGCCGTCAAGTACGGGACCTAGCGCTGTGATGATCGGCCCGAGCGCCTGCCCCAGCATCTCGATAACCGGGGATAGCCCTTCGAGCAGCTTGGAGAGGATCGGCCCAGCAACCTTGAGCATCTGCCCCATGAGCTGACCCAGCACCGGCAAGATCGTCTTTACCACGCCACCAAGAGCGTCAAAGACTCCCCCGGCCTCGGCCATTCCGCTGGAAAGACCCTGAATGAATCCGCCCAGACCCGCGCCTAGGTCGCCGAGTAGGCCACCAATCGACTCAATTAGGGGCTGCATGGACTTCATTGCGGGGACCACGCCGGATAGCAGGCCCTTAGCGAACTCGCCGAACCCGGCAACCAGCGGCTGAATCATGGGACCGACGGTCTTGAAGATCTCACCTAGCTGCGGGGCCAGTGAATCGAAGATGCCCGTTAGCTGCTTTGCAGCATCCTTGAGCGGGGCAACGATCGGCTTAGCGAGATCCTGCATGGTCGACGTGACGTGATCCTTGAGACCACTGAATGCCGCCTGCACTCCCTTGTCAGCGGATGCCGCAGCAACTCCGATACCGGCGAAGGCTAGGCCCACACCAGCGAGAGCACCGGCAGCACCCACAGCGCCAATAGACATGACGCCAAGAGCCTTAGCGCCAACCTGCCCCACCATCGCCATGGACTTACCGGCGTTCCGGGCGCCCGTGGCTACGCCGTTCTGGATTGACGCGCCCATTCGCTGAGCTGTTTGCGCCGCTCGCCTAGCCCCAGCAGCTAGCGCCGAAGTGTCGATACCGAGCCGCACTGTCATTGTTGCCAGTGTGGCCATGGACACCCCCTCTCTTACTCCTCGTTGGCTACGCTGCCTCCCAGCGCAGCATTTGCCTTCATGACGTCGTCCCAGATTTCGCGCACGGACTTCTTACGCTTGAACCATGTGGGGATGAAGTCGCCCGGCTTGAGCTTGTTTTTCGCACCCTGGGAATTCGCCACCGTTGCAGCGACGATGCCCGCGCTGATATCCCCGCGCAGGCGCGTATCAAGGGGTCCCGTTAGCTTCTCGTACGCCATCCACTCAGTGAGTTCACGTGACGACGTACGAGCCAGCAAATCGCGCACGGGCATACCGAGGAACCCGGCCAGGCGGAAGTAAAACTGCCGTTCTGGCCGGGCACTCAGTTTCCCGTCAGCTCCTCCACATCCCCGGCCGAGAGGCCAGATAGCCGAGTAGCAACATCAGCGACACGGGACAGCGCATCGGCCGACTTCTCACCCAGGCGCCTCACCTCCGCCTCGCTGCGAAAGAGCCGCTTGCCCTCTCCGTCGACCATGCAGAATGCCGCTAGTCGAGCGCGGTAGTTGTCAAGCGCCTTATCCTTGGACACGCCATCCATGCCGTCATTCAGCATGGAAGACTCGAACTTGTCGCGAGAGGCGCCGGACATTCCCTGCACCCGCACAACGCCACCCCACTCAGGAACCTCAACATCCTCAGACTTGAGGTCATCGGCACCTAGGATCTGATCGGCGGAAAGGTACATGGTTAGACTCCTGCGGTAATGGTCGGCTTACCCGACATCTTGAGAGTTAGCGAAGCGGAGAGCTTGTCGTCCACCGGGGATTCCTGCGAGAACCCGGTGAGTAGGGCGGTGAACTGCCACGAGCCCAGGGTGCCGGGGAACACCATTCGGTAGTTGCGGGGCGCCGGGTCATCGAAGTCCGAAATCAGCGGGTCGTGAATCCGGGGGTCATAGTTGACATCCACGGAAACCTCTCCGCCATCCTTCAGACCACCGATGAACTCACGCCAACCGTTCGGCGAATCGTGCGCAGTGACGTCGTACGCCTCGCGCGAAATCTCCGGACCCTTGACGCTGGTCACGTTGGCGAGAGTCGTGAAAGTCTCGGTAGGCGTGAGCCCGTCACCACGCTTTAGGGCGATGCCGAACGCATCTAGTCCAGCCATTAGGACACCTTTCTAGTTGAGCACCTGCGAAATTTCGTAGGTGGGTTACGTGTTGGCCGTGAGCCAGACCCGGTACTGAGCATTGACATGCCGAATGCGCGGATCGGGATCCTTCACGAACTGGTGTTGCTCGTGCTTGATCGACACGTATTTGAAACCGGCCACGGTCAGCGGCACGCGGTCAAGGGCAGCGTCTACCGCAGCGAAGATGTCGGCCGCTTCAGCGTTGCCCTGATACTCGGACCACACGTGAATGACGATCAGCGCGTCTAGGCCCTGGTGATCATGCGTATCGGAGGCAGTCTCCGTGATGGAGCCCAGCGATACATACGGCAGGCTCACACCCTCGGGCACTTCGTCGTAGATGCCAGTCACCAGGGCGGACAGTGAGGCCGAACCCTTTAGCTTGCCGATCACCGCTGTCTGTAGGGGCCGGACGGCCGTAGCCATTACGCACCCCCCAGGTGTCGGCGTAGCTCAGCGCGATAGGCGGGAACAACCTGTGCGCGGGCAGCCTCGAACGCCGGAACTAGGTACGGCTCTTCATGAATGGAAGACGTACCCTTCTCGATATACTCGGCGTACTCCAGCTCATCGGGGTTGTACACACCGACGTAGGCCACACCCTGAGTCTCGTACACGCGCTTATCGATCGCGTCATGCAGGTTGCCGGTTCGCTGGGGAACGCGCCGCTTGGCGCCATCCTGTACGTCCTCGGCCCAGTCCCGCAGGATCTCAGCGCGCGACTCCTTCATGTTGCCGGGCAGTGCGAGGATTCGGGCAATTGCGTGACCCGTCCCCGTTACCCGTGCATTCACACCACCCCGCGCCATCAGGCCGCCTGTAGAACACCCACGGTGACCGAGGTAACCGCGCTGTACGTGATGTCAGCACGACCGGTCGCCGGGTTGCGATAGACGCTGTCCAGCGGAATGAGACCGCTACCTGCGGCCGGGACGACTAGCGCGGTGTCGGCGATTGCCAGACCCTTGTAACTGCCAGGCGTAACGACAGTGACAGTGATCGAAGCGCCGCCACCGTTACGGACTTCTAGGAAAAGGCCGGTGCCAATCGGCGCCTGATCACCACCCGCAGAGGCAGCAGCATAGGTCGGGGCGAGACCGCTAACGGGAACGGGCTGAACGGCGATTAGTGCCATGGGTTATTCCTCAGTGCTCGATTTGGTGCGCGTAGCAGTCAGCGCGGAGATAGGTGCCGGGCATTGACGGCTCGAACACAGCGAGCACGTCGAATGTACGGCCAGGCATACGTAGCTCATCACCACGCCGAACATCAGCGGCAGTGTCCAGATAAACCACATGCGTAAGTCTCGATTCGGATTGATCAGCGGCAACACGCTCAGTGGCCGTGGGCTGCGAGTAGCGGGCACGAACCGTCGCGATCTGTGCCCACTGTTCGCTGAATCCGCCCATGCCGTCATCCGTGCGCGTGAATCGCCAGATGTTCGCCGACGAGTTCAACAGGCGGTTGATACGGCTCATCGCATCTTCACCATTCCGGCGCCGTTGCCGAATCGGGCCGCTAGCTTGTTGGCCTGGTAGGTGGTCAGCGACATAACGCCAGACTCGGTGTCCGCGTAGGTAACCGCGTAGTCGCCGATACGCTCGCTCGTCACCTGGCGCGGGGCAGGATCGCCACCCCTGAACGCCAAGAGCGCCTGCGCTGCCATCCGGCACACCATGTCGACGATGTCAGCGGGTACCGGGTCAAGGCCGTGCGTCATGGTCAGCGTTACCGCCGCAGGCTCACATAGGCCCGTCCAGCCCTGAGAGCGCCATAGAGCGCCGTTCGTGAGCCGGTAGTCCGTGACTGCCACCATGTCGATCTCGACGTCTGACACGGCCGTTACGGGCTGTCCTGGTAGGAACAAGCGGGTAGCGGCCACACCTTCCAGCGCCACAGTGCTGATCACTTCGCTGATTGGGCAACCGGCGGCATCACGGACGATGGTGGATGCGACGTCAAGATAGGTGTTGACGATCGTGGTTTCCGACGGTTCAACGGTCACACCGCGCGCCGTCAGATCAGCGATCGTTGCGAGGGGAGCAAGAGCCATCGTCCGTCATCCCCCTACTTCGAAGTTGGCTTACGGGGCGCCCGCTTACGCGCAGGCTTGGGGGCCGGGGTTTCCGCCACCGGCTCGGGTGTGTCGCGTGGATCAGGGACGATCTTGTAACCGCGAGTGCCGTCCCCGACGAGCGAATTGACCTGCTCATCGGGGACGACAATCACAAGACCGTTAGGCCCCTGTACAGCGATCACTAGGCGATCGTGACATCCACGTCGCAAACGGCCAGAGCCTCACCGCGAACGACCTTCGCGCCGTACAGGTGCAGACCCTTGACAGCGTCAGAGAACGCGGACTCCGGGCGGTACGCCTCAACCTTGCTGATCTGCTCAGCGAACGTGGTGGCCATCGAGTGGCCAGCGATCACGAAGTTAGAGACCTCAGGCGGAGTACCAGCGGTGCCACCCGGCAGGTTGTTGGAGACGATGACGGAGAAGCCGAGCACGCGGCCCACCTCACCGTTCTGAACCGGGGCGTTCGAGCCGTACTGAGCAGCGTCAACGAAGCGCGGGTCAGACAGCAGGACAGCGTAGAAGTCCGGGGAGACCAGGAGGAACCGGCCATCCTGCGTGACGTTCTGCTTGTCAAGCGCAAGCTTGAGCTTGAGAACGATGGAGTAGGCGCCGCCCGGGGTAGCCGAGGTGACGTCCGCCGCCGGAACAACGTTGGTCGCACCGGTCGCCATCGCCGAAAGTAGGAACGTGTCCGTGGCCTCAGCCAGACCGTACGCTGCCTGCTGAGCGGCGCGGGTCATCAGGACGCCACCATCGCGAACCTGACGCGCGTCCACGTCGTCAACCTCGAACGCGAAATACTTGGCCTGGTTGATGACTAGAGTCTGATCCGTGGTCGTCAGAGTCTGCGGGTTGATCGCGGTCACGTTCTTGACGTAGTCGGCGATCGTCGGGTTAGACAGCGAACCGATGTGGACGGTGTCGCCGAAATTGGCGATCTCGCCCTCGTAGTTGCGGTTCGTGACACCGGTCTGACCAGCAACTAGCGTCTTGTCCAGCGCGGTGAGAAGCTCAGCGGCCCAAACCTTGGGAATGAAGAGATCAACGGCCATGTGGGTGTTTCCTTTCGGGAGTTACCGGCTACTTACCGGCAAACAGGTTGGCTAGGCGCCCTTCGGCCTTTGCCTTGACAATCTGTGCGGGGCTCATCGAATCGAGTTCGTCCCGCGTGATCTGTGTAGGGCCAGCAGCCTTGCGCGCCGCGCCACCATCACCGGTGCCCTGAAACCTCTTGGCCGTTGCGGCAGCAAGGTGGGGCTTACGGTTTAGAAGATCCTGGATAGCGTCCGCGATCTCGTCGGCGTCAACGTCTCCGTTTTCGTCGACTTCGAACGAGTCCAAATCCAGGTTCGGGATTACGTCCGAGAGGTCATGGAACTTGCCAGCGGCAGCAGCCTTGATCTCGGAACGCAGAATGCGGGCATTGGCCTTTGCCGTTGCCTCGCGAGCAGCCTGAGACTTGAGAGCCTCAAGGTCGGGGGTTTCATCAGCGGAGGCAGGCTTAGCGGCGTCGGCTAGCTTCTGCTCTAGCTCGCGCCGCGAATCACGCTCGGCCTTCCACTTAGCCTTCATGGCGTCGAGCGCCTTTTTACCGGCATCCCCCAGAGCTTCGGCGCCCTCCGGAGTGGCGTCGGTGTCTGTGTCGGAAACCTGCTCGGTCTCGACAGCGGGAGTGATTACGGCGTCAGGCGTGGGCTCGGTAGCGTTTTCGGACATGCGGAACTGCCTCCATTGCGGGGGATGTTGGTGTGCATTGCGCACGAGCACCTGCGAAATTTCGTAGGTGAAAGTCAGACGATGTAGCCGTTCTTCTTGAGCAACCGGATTTGCTGAGCCCGGTCGTTCTCGGCTAGCTTCATGATTTCCTCGGGCATTAGCCGAGGACTCTTCTTGACACGACTGCGGGCTAGGCCGCGCTTGGTGGTGCCTTCGGTAGTGGTCTCGATCGTGTGCCCATAGGCGGTAGCGGTGCCCATTCCCCGTCGGGCGTTCACCACCTGGCCCATGTCGGCGCCGTTGGCGATTGCCTCCGCCCCTGCCTCGCCGAACGTGGCGATCTTCTGTGCTGTGGTCATGTCGTCGAAAATTGCTTCCGGCGACGCAGGGCGGGGAGTGTGGAATTTGGTGACTGGCTCCATCGTGCAGTCACAGCGGGGATGACGCTGGAACGCTTCACTGATGCCGTACTCGACACCCGCCAGGAGAATGCACCGCGAGCACGCGGGAGCCTCCACAACGCGAATGTAGGACGTGACAGCGGGTCGGGAGATCATGCCGACTAGGTCAGCCTGTCGCCCTATGTCTGCGATCTGCGTGCGCACGAGTAGGTCTAGGAAGGCTCGGCCCGTTGCGAGCGATTGAGCCAGGGATAGACCACGTGATAGCGCGTTCATTGTGTTCCACGCCGGGTACATCAGCAGGTTCGGTAGCGGTCGACCGTCACCGGCGATCCCGGCCAGTGCCTCGGGGGCGATGCTCCCCTCGCTGTCGATGTCTCCCAGGAGTTGAGCTAGGAAGGGATCCGCCTTGCGTGCTGCCTCGTACTGACCATTGGCGATTAGCTCGGCCACGGCCGGAACCATCTGGGCCCACGAGCCGACAATGTTGTTTTCGTCGACCCGTGACCAGAATCGGGACACCAATCGAGCCACCCGACTAGCCAGCACCCCACGCGTGATTTGGTGGGCAACAGCGAGTTGGGTAGCAGTCATCACGGGCTCGCTGTAGCAGGTGCCGCAGGCGCAGGCGCGTGAGTCATAAGCGCAGTAGCCGCCGCTATGGGATCTAGCTGCGCCTCTCGCTCCTTCATCTTGAGCATGTCGACGATCTCAGTCGGGGTTAGCCCGTACTTGAGCGCGATCCACTCGAAGGGAAATCCGATCTGCTTGAGCTTGAGCAGCGCATCGGATAGCTGCGAATGACTGCGCGACTCGGCGTCGGCCCAGAGAACACGACCACCAGCGATAGCGTCTGCCTTCGCAGTGTTGCCCTGAGCAAGCGCAACCAGTCGGAACATCTCGCGTAGTGCCTGGCCAAACCAAATCTGCTTTTCCTCGACCCGCTTTACCAGGCCGGTTTCGGCGGCGAGTAGTGCATCACCGCTAATGTTCGTCATCTTGCCGGAAAGGTAGTGCTGTGGCGTGCGGGTCTGCGCCGCAATGTGGCCCACGGCAACCTCAATAATGTTGCTGTACGCCTCAAGGTTCGCGGCAGTCCACTCGGTTACCTTGACGTCATCACCGGTGAAGAACATCACTCGGTCAACGGCAAAGCGCTCAAGGTCGACCGGGCGCGAACCAACAATCTGGCCGGTCTCGTCCAGGATCGGAACTTCCGGAACCTCGGCACCGAGCACGATTCGCTGCGGGAATGACGCGTAGTCAGATGCAGTGAAGAGCTGGGCCCACAGCAGGTTTACCGCATCCTGCATCGCGACCACACCGGAGACATCCGAGATGGGATCCTCAGCGAGCATGGGTCGATTGGGGAGTTCCACCATCGGGACAATGCCCATGGGGTTTACCTGCGGGTTGGGCTCGCCGCCCGTGTCTCGCAGGTCCCATACCTTGATGACCTCATCAACCTCGCGCATCTGGGGCGTCTTGCCATCCAGCGGGCTGATAGTCGCCTGAGTGAACTTCCAGACCTCACCGGGGAGATACAGGGTCGCGTGAGTCTCGTTCCCGTCCTCCCACAGCTTCAGTGCCGCGCGCCTGCGCCTACGCGAACCAGGCTCATAGGCGATGATGCATTGCGAGGCATCCTCAAAGGTGACCTCTGGCGTCTCCTCATCCTCCGGGTTACCCCAGACAAGAGCGAAGGAGCGGCCCGCATTCACAGCGCCAAGGAAGCCGAGCTGCGAGTCAGCGTCTAGGCCATTCATCTGCCAGACACGCCATGACTCGTCATCGGCTTCAGTGGCCCCGACGGGCTGGATGCCGTTCACGGTCAGTCGCTCAACCGGCGAGTCTGAGGTGACCTGAACCCAGTTGTCAGAGAAGTTCTTGTATCGGTCACCGTGGAACTTGCGGAACTGATCAGACGCGAACGTGAGCTTCTGAGATCCACGGTAGTAGTCGGTATTCCGGGTAATGGTCGGGCGCCGGTTCAGTAGCTCGTTTTCCAGCGCACCGACCAGCGACAGAGCCTGCTCAAGGGTGGCCACATATCCTCCAATGTGGCCACGCCTTAGGCAGCCATATACAACGGTTTCTTTTTCAGGAGACCAGCGGCGACGGCATCCGAACGCGCTTCGTGCGCGAGGACACTGACAACTGCTAGGTCGATCTTTCGCCGGTGTTCCGGCTTGGTTAGGACGTAGCGATCAGACGGCCGAGCCGCCATACGCGCGTTGAACATGTGGCGCGCTGTGATCTCGCACCCGTCATGCGTGAAGTTGGAATCTTTCTTGATGACATCGGTCTTGATTCGCTCAGCGGCGGCATGCATCTGGACCGGTCGGCGCGTGTGCCATTTGATAATGCGACGCTCGCCATAGCGTTCCGCCCACTGGTCTACTTCGGTCTCCCAGTAAGGGGGGTCGCAGTACATGAGCTTTACGTCGTACTTGGCGAACAGCTCGCTAACCGCTGCGTCGACTTCCAGGCGGGGGACCTGTCCACCCCACTCCGCCGGATCCCAATACGTCTTGCGATTCGACGGGCCATAAGACGGGGTGAACTGGAAACCTTCCAGGGTCTCAGCGCGAATGCCCGTCCAGTCATCGGAGTCCGAACCATCGAACCCGAGGACAATCGGCACCTTCATGAGCTTGTAGGTGGATGGCTTAGGTAGCTCGCGGTCGCTCACGCGCGAGAGCCAGTGGGAAGCCTCAATCCAGGATCCGTGTCCGGCCACCACGCGGTTGCCGAAGAATCGCTCTGCCTGCCCGGGGTCGGTCTCTAGTAGCTCCGCCGCCTCCGCCTCAATGGCGTCTAGGTCGATGTGTTCACACCCGGCGTACACAGCGCGGTGGATCTTCCGGCGTTCCGCCTTATTGCGGTAGCTCAGGGTCGGGGGCGCCTGCGGGAAGAACTTGTAAACGTCCTCCGCCTTGCCCTCAAACGTGCGCTGAGCCGTCGAGACTTCATCCGGTGCCCATGCGTTCGTCGTTTCCAGCGAGCGGCCTGACATACCGGCGAGACCACGGCGCATAGTCTCGGCAACCTTGATCATTTTGTTCGTTACCGAATACGTGCCGGTCTCATCCTGAATGGCGAACGTGATGGGGTTACCGAGGCGCGACTGAGCCGAGGACGTTACGACGTCAATGCGTCCCTCATCCCCCACGCGCACGAAGCCTTCACGGACGTTCATGACAGCGCCAAGGGACCCATGCCGGATCATCGCTGTAAGCGGCCGGTAGACGTTGGCAACCTGGTCTTCCGACGTAGCGAGTAGCTGAATCAGCGGGGTGGGTTGAGGCAGTGCCATGGGCTCGCCCGGGTTGTAGTCGTAACGCCAACCACAGGGGCAACCATGCTCCGCACACCGGTAGAACTCGCCACCCTCGGCGAAGCCATCAAAGACCGTAGGTCCGGCAGCTTCAGCGAGGACGATGGACGCAGCGAACGGGCCCTTACCGCTCTTCTGCGGCATGACCACCTGACCACGTCGGTAGATGTACGCGGCGCTTCGCTGACCGAATTCGGCGGTAGGCCGGACGGTGTAGAAGTTGGCCGCTACTTCCATCTGCCAATCGAGCAGCTCGAACGGCTCACCCTGGCGGAATCCATCGGGGATAACGGCGTGTTGCTGAATCCATTCCAGCGTCACGAGCATGACCCGCTCAGGGTCCACCAGGCTAACCACGGGCCACCTTCAACCGGTCAGCGATAGAGGCAACACCAGCGATCTGCGGGGAGTCGTCTGCGGCGTCAAGGCCACCGGTACCAACGACCCACTTGTTACGCAGCATGCCGTTAGCGGTGAGGCCCAGCGACTCGCCGTGCATCTTCACCTGAGACCAGATCAGCGAGGACGACTTAGGAAGCTCCGCGCGGGCGAGTAGGCGCACGTAGGCAGCCACTTCGAACTCAAGCCCCATGGCCTCCCACTGGTTAGCCTGCGGAGTCTCCCAGAGGCGTTCCCAGAGGTCATACTCACGGTCGCTGGGATCCACCAGGGGGAAGGCGGGGAGTGCCCCATCGCGTCCCTCAGCGGGCAGGGTGACCCATTCGGAGCGATCGGCCTTTGCCTTATGGCTTCGATCCTTGCTTGTCGGCACCGGACCGGAGTTGGGGCGTGCACCACCTCTTGCCACGTTGAGTCACCTCCTTCGTCACGTTGAGTTAGTTGATCAAGATTTTTGAACCGGGCGCAGATTCGAGCGCCCTCCCCCGCGTTCAATGTCCCCTGGTTGAATTTAACCCATCCCCACCCAATTCGGACATCGTGGACACTAGGTCAATTCGGACATTGAAGACATGAACCAAATCGGACATTGAGGTCAACAAAGACATCGATCGAAACGGACATCAGCGACATCAAGCACGATCGTTCCATCCACCAGGTTGCTCACGCGCAGTGATACGAGAGTGATGTGCCTTGGTCATCGACTGTAGGTTTGACCAGTCATGACCACGTGGACCTAGTGGCCCTAGCCCATCAACATGGTTCACCTCAGTGGCCAATGGTCTAAGCATGGGTGACAGCGCCATACACTCAGCGCACTCACAGTAGGGGTGCTCACGTAGGTATGCCTTACGCGTGTGCTGCCAGGCTGCACCATAGGGGTGACGCTTGCGCCTGCTGCCTCTTAGAGCCTGGGCCTTAGCAGTGCACTCATCACAGCGTCCCCCGCGCGTAAGCTCAGGACATCCAGCGGTGGTGCATACGCTCATGGCTCTCGCCACAGGCTCACCCCCGAAAAATCGTATGTGGTCCGCTGTGAGGGATTCGAACCCCCACGCCAAAGGCACTGCGTTCTAAGCGCAGCGTGTCTACCGTTCCACCAACAGCGGTTGAGGGCTACTAGCTTCCCGTCCGTCTGGTGACTAGCCAGGGGGTTAGGGCCGGTGTTCACCCAGGGTGCTTGGCGGGGTGGCCGGTCAAGGCTTCCGTCATTGCACCTAGTTGGCATGGCAGGAATCGAACCTGCGCACATTGGGTCGCGAACCCTCGCTCTACCGCTGAGCTACATGCCAAGTTTTCAGCGCCCGAAGGCTTAGTTGTCGGTCGTCGCGTAGTACCAGGTGTCATCACAGTGGATGAGTTCGCCGGTGCTGTACTCGCCCGTGCAGGCTCGATACCAGACGCCGACACCTTCAGCGGCTACGGACGAGTAGTGCTTGTTCCGCGTAGTGCCGGTACCGTCCGGGTTCCACAGGTTCTCGTAGACTCCTGCGGAAGGGATCTGCACCTGAGCTAGGGCGCTGTGACCGTCGCTCTTGGTGTCCTTCACATAGATGATGTCACCGTAGGCAACGAACCAGGCGGAGGCAGCACCATCGACAGACGACGTCGCACCATCACCGGCGAATGCCGGGCCAGTAGCTAGCGCGAGGGCCAGACCAGTAGCGCCGAGGATCTTTGCAACACGTCTCAAGAGGCTCCCTAGTTCACGAAGTGAGGCCCTGCGTGCTCAACCTGGGGAGAGAGGGCCAGGGAGCGACGCAGGGAGTCTTAGGGGGCGAGTGCCTCGGTCCACCGGTCTGAGTGACTGCATGTGCGGTACGCCCGCCCCCATACCATATATCTGTCGAGTCGGTTACCGCTGGGGCGTGTAGAAGTGTAGAAACGAAGTGTGTTTCTGGAATCCCTTAGAGACTCCTTAGGGATTGTTGATTTTGGGTCTGAAACTACACAACTACATAAAGAGAGTGTTTGGCCTGGTCAGAGGGGTTGTAGCTGATTGGGTGTCAGTGGTTGGTGTGTAGGAGCGGCGCTCACCCCTATGCGCTGACATGCCAAAGGTCACGAGCCGATACGTTTCCGTGACCGACCCGTGACCTTTGAATGTGACCTACGCCATCTCGCCCAGGTAGTCAGCGAGTTCGTGATCGTCGCCGCCCGAGGCCCAGCGGATGTCTAGCCGTTCCGCACGCTGTCGGGGGTGCAGGGTGACCACCAGGCCCACATCGGCGAGCAAGCGGCTACGTTCGCCCGGGGATGCCTCCCAGGCTTCGCCCAGCGTCCTCCCAGTGGGCTCAAGCACTTCCCGTACGTCCGGGTCGTGAGAGTCCCTCAGAGCCTCGTACGCAGCTTCCAGCTCGGTGGCACGGTTCATGAGTGCGGACATCACCAGCGGCCCGGCGGAAGCCATGTTCTCTACGAGACGTTCGGCTTTCTCCTGTGCCTCAATCATCTCGCTGCTTAGGTCGTTGCCACCCTCGTACCGGACCATGTACTCAGCCATGCCACCCCAGCGCGTGAGGAACGAGTCTCGTACCGCGTTGTCCAGGGTCTCCGCGTAGATGGTCACGTGACCGGCATGGCACTTGTACAGGCGCACACCCTTACCACTCGCCCCGCCGCTCAGTGGGCACCCTCGGTGGCAGAACGCCATTCCATGGGCCATGGGGGACGCTCCGCGCGGTGCCCGCTCTAGACCTGCGCCCAGTGCATCCAAACGAGCGTGAATGGCTTTGTGCTCGGCGGCGCTGATGATGGGCTCGGCGAACTGGACGGGGGTAATGCCGTCCTCGGCGAGAACCAGGGAGCCCTTATAGGCACGCTGACCACGCAGGGTGGGCGACCGGAGCAACAGGCGCCACCGCTGATGCCCGAGACCCACCATGTGAGCCGTGCTAGTGGCTGACCCGCCGTCAAGCAGCTTCCGAATGGCAGCGCGTACGTTCTCAGCCTGTTCGTCGTCGATCTCCAGATAGGCAGCGCCATCCCGCCGGACAACCTTGTAGCCGTACGGGGCCGTCCCAGCGGACCAACGGCCCTGAGTGCGTCGGGTGGCGTGTCCATCGGTAATGCGGGCCTTGATGAGATCACGCTCCCACTCGTACAGCGCTGCGAGAACGGTGGCGACCATGCGCCCGTTAGCTGTGGCCGTGTTCAGTTGGTTGTCTGACGTGGCAAGCGTGATCTTGTGCGCCTCGGCCCAGGCAACAAGACGGAGGAACTCAGACGCGCTGCGGGCGTAGCGATCTTGCTTCCATGCAACGACGAGGTCCGGCCGGTCGCGCATCAGCTCGGCCATATGCTTGCGTCGCTCCAACGGCTTCGCGCCGCTCACGCCTGCGTCTATGTACTCGACCATGTCGTCTGGGTTGTGGCCGTTCTGCTCGGCCCATCGGCGGCATGCGGTGCGCTGAGTCTCGATACTGGACGAGTCGTCTGAGTCCACGCTGAGCCGGTAGTAGGCGCCGATCGTGGGGCGTCCCTGGCCGTTGGCTACAGCGACCGCGCTGCGAAGAATCTGTGTCATGTCCCCAAGGCTACAGGCGTTTGAGCAAACGCACGCACCCTTCAGTACATAACCTCAGCGGTTGTAGTAAGCGGCGTCCCAGGGAGAGGGTTCCGGCCGTAGCGCGTTCCACCCTTCGGGCGCTGGAACCAGGTCCCGACCCCAGGCAACCCGGCACTTGTAGAGCCAGGCTTCAGCCCCCTCGCGCATCTGCCATTCCAGCGGGAGCAAGTTGCCTTCGCCGTCCGGCAGGGTGCAGTAGCCGTACAGGTGTCGGTCGAGGATCCCCCACATGCGCTGATCGGGGGTGGTGGTCACTACGTATCGCTGCGTGATTCCTGTCATGGAAGCAGCGTAACTAGCA